CCGAGGACTGTCCCGGCTATTCGGTGCCACCGCCGTTTATGGTCTGGTTCTCGACCTTTGAGCCTGCTCGGTTCTTTGGTTCAGGGGCCAAAGTCCCGCATGAAGTGTTTCTCAACACCGCTCTGCGGCGTGGATTTAGACCTCACACACGTTAAAAGAAAGGGAAGCCGATTAGGCGAGGTGGGCCGCGTTTCCAATACGTGGCAGCAAAATAAATTGGAGCTTAGGGCAGAGACTCTGTCCTGAGTTGACTGTGCAACCTGGCGATGTTGCTCCGGCCAGTATAGCCGGAAATTGAAACTCGCCGCCCCAATCCCGAAAACTCATGACACACAACGGGAATAAAATATATTGTGTTTCCCCTTCGACTACTGGTGCGAAAGGGCGTCTTGCCTCGGGACAGGGGGACCTCTCGGAGGTTGCCCGTGCCAACCAGGTGCGGTGTCTCTCGACTCCTGGGGGTGGTGTTATGCCATCTCATCCCGTAGCGCCTACCGGCTACGTCTCTCCGTTAATGAGACCTGCAAACAAAAACCTCTCCCCCCAGGGTGTTCCGTCCCCGCTCTGGCGTAACACAAGGAAAAATAGGGACGATGCCCGCCTTTCGGCCCGCGTTCGACGCGGGAGGGCGGAAGATCAAAGGAACGGGTTAACAGACACCCACACCTTGTGGTCACGGCATCTTGAAAGAGAGGCTGTACTGCGAAAGGAAAAAGAGCTGTCCAAGGGGGTTACCGTCCAGGCACCCACACAACCAGGACAGCGAAAGGATTCCTCGGGGGTCAAACCCCGTGGTTTCGGAGCCCTGAATCCAGACGAAAGTTTAGAGGATGGGTGTCAAGCTAAACCGGCCCTACGGGGGAGGGCCCTCGCCGTCATTGAGATGATGGCGACTGAGTTCAAGCGTTACCCGGCGCGTCCCCTAAGAGACTTCGACTGTGGCGGTCTTTATGCTGCAGTTCGTGAAGTATTTCCTGAAGACCTCGACGAAGTGGAAGAGCTCAGCATTAAAACTGCTCGGAAACTTGAGGTGAGTGTTTGCTCGGTCTGTGAGACCCGACACAAAGGACTCATCGAGGAATGGAAGGAAGCACGGTTCCGGCCGCAAGTGGTGGACGCTGACCACCTTCGGGATTTCGCGAAAGCGTTCTCGAACAACGTGGAAAAAGGCTGGAATCGACGCGTGTACCCGTTCATCCCGAATGGGCACGCAACCTTTTCAACGAGTAGACGGGAAGGCGGGAATTGGAATGAAGAGTCGTTTGAGGGATCGTGTCGTCCGGTCGTGGTAATCTCCTCGGGTAAGCCCCGGGTTATCACTCTTTTCTCGGAGTACAACACGCGTATCCTGACTCCTCTACACCTTTCCCTATACGCTTCGCTCAAAAAGAGAGGGTGGCTTCTTGTGGGTAGCCCAACCCACTGTCAAGTTGAAGCTTTGACTGGCGAGGGGGAGTATGTCTCGGTGGACTACCAGAGTGCGACGGACAATATTAAGACGGCCTATGTACGTCAGGCCGTCGAGTGTCTACTGAGTAAAGGAGAGGGTCTTACGGAAGAGGAACGTAAGTGCCTACGTGTGTTGGGCGAGCTTAGGCTCGACCCAGACGGGCCAGTTGCTGAATCCGGTCAGCCAATGGGAAGTGTGATGAGCTTCCCGCTCTTGTGCATTATAAATAAAACTGTACAGGATATGGCTCTCTCCGCCTTGCTAAGTCAGGGTAAAATCCGGTTTAGAGAGTGGACCGGTCACCGCTGTCTCATCAACGGCGATGATGTTCTCACCCGCGAGCCAAGGCGGGAATCTCCTGGGATGTTGAAGGCTCAGATACTCAAGCACGGAACGAGTGTCGGCCTGAAACTTAATCCTGACAAGACCATGGTTTCTGCGACAAAGGGGGAGATCAACTCAACACTCTTCATCGATCACGGTGGTACTGATCAGGCAGTCAACGCATTCCCAGATCCCTTCCCTTCTCCGCCTCGTGTGGAGAAGGTACCCAAGACAAATTTCGGCGCTCTGTTCATGCGCCCGGAAGTTGACGATGTCCTTGGGTTCGCCTTTGAGTCTACGACTACACTCCAAGGCTTCCTGAAGGTGGTGAGACGCAACGCCCATATCCTTGCAAAACAGGATGACAAAAGAATGTATCTCCTACCGTGGGAGCTGAGGGTCGCTTGTAGTAAGGACCGGCGGATTCGGGGGGCACTACTGAAGGGCCCAGTCTCGCAGAGACCTGTCGGTGTCAACCGTTTTCCCGTAAGTCCGCGTCCTGAGGGTTACGACCTCAGCCGGCAGGAGGAGACGGACATTATCAATCAGAAGGTGAGAGATATCCGTGAAAAAGTTGATGACTTTTCAGTCAAAAGAACGGTGTTCCGCACTTCGGCCGTGCGTCGGCCAGGGAGTGTCTTAACGGTAATGCGACAAAAGAAACCACGCGGGATGGACGACACAGTCCTCACTATCCTTGCCCGCGCTTGGGAGAGAAAGACAAAGGAGACTTTGTTTCAAAATGAAGGATATGTTTTGGAGCGGCCCGAGTATGACTGCCTCGGGATTTTAGATGTCTCGCCCATCCAGGGGCTCGTAGACATGATAAGATCCGCTCGATCAAAACCAAAAGATAGGCCCCTGTTAACCGAAGCTGACAATGAGATGCTTCGAGACTATATTGCCTTCGATTGGGAGCAGTAAAGAACGTAAAATCCTCG